GAGTATGTTGGGAAAAATAAACAGCTATGGTCCGAGGGGGCAAATGTGCAGTGTACCTTGAGCGTTGACTCCATTGGGGAAGGATCCCACGTGCCATCGATGATCAGGAAATGGGATACAGAGGGAAACATTGGAACAATCGCATTTAAGGCCGGGGAAAAAGCCAAGAAGATTACAGAGCACAAAGAGATTGAAATATTGAACAAGATATCTGAGGCTTGGTACAGGATGGGCTTGATTACAGCCGGGAGAATATCCGGTTGGCCAGAGATCTGGATGAAGGGTGACAAGAATTTGTTCAGTGAATTGCGATCCCGGAAAAGATATTTTGGTATGAAGAACAAGGAACCACTAGTGTATTACGTTGAGCCGAAAAGTGAGTGGAGGGAAAGGAACAGAGGTAACAGCCCAGATACAGCAGATGCAGCACTCATGGCCTTGTATGGGTACTTCCACGGAGCCACTGGCAGAGTGCGAATGATGACCATGTAGGTTGTCGCAATAGCGGATAAGGTACTGGGAACAATGAATATATTAGAACAAACACCAACCAAGATAAGGCTATGACCCCAATGAATATTATCTTTATATTATGGACAGGAATGTATGTATGTTTCGGAATGCTATCATATTATATCAGTTTAACACTCACCAAAGACAAAGTTCACACCACCAAGGATGCTGGGATTATCTTCTTATTTTATCACGGAAGATTTTTCATCGTATTGTTCACAATAATATCGTTGTACATCCTTGCATTAGGTCTGATCAATGTCTACAATAATTGAATCCATACTAAATCCAGTCAGGCAAGCCCACAATCTCGGTCCTATGTTAGGCAAAGAGGTTGGCGAGTTGTCTGAATACTCTACAATTGACAAGTTCACCCGGGACATCGGTGTGTCGGCAGATCCGAGTACAGATGATTTCATGAGCTTGTATGAGTCAATTCCATATGTTTATAGATCCGTGTTTGTAATCTCTTCAAAGATAGCCGAGTTGCCAGTTGTAATCGAGGAATTGAAGGGGGATGAATGGGTTGACGTTTCTGATCAACCTGATTTCGAGATCTTCAAAACCTACAACAATGACATGAGCCATTACGATTTCTGGGAGCAGACACTGGGTTATTTGAGCTTGACCGGGGAATGCCCTTGGATTTTAAAAAGGACCCCAAGCGGCAAGATAGTTGAGATGTATCCATTCAGCCCTGAGTTTCTGAATATAATACCTTTGAACGATTTTCAAGTTGACCATTATTATTTTCAATCCGGGGCCACACAGGTCCGCATGGAAGCTGAAGACATTTTCTTTTTGAAGTATTTCAACCCCAACAATATTGTCCGGGGGTTGAGTCCATTAAGCGCAGCCACCAATGATATCGTATTGGATTTGAACGCCGTAACAGCAAACCAGTCAATGTTCAAGAATGGCGCATCACCATCAGGTCTGATTTCGACTAAAGAAGAAATGGATGATCCAACATGGGAGCGCACCAAGGATTATTTGAAGACTCAGCACGCAGGTCCCGAGAATGCTCGCAAGATTATGTTCCTAACAAACGGCTTGACATGGCAGCAGATGAGCATGAGCAATCAAGATCTCCAGTACATGGACCAAAGAAAAATGAGCCGCAAGACTGTTGGCATGGTTTATGGGGTCCCTGACGTATTTCTCATGGACTTCTCAGATGCTTCAGTGCTAGCAAACGCTGACATTCAGTATAAATTACTGTGGGATACACTACAACCCTTAACAATTAAGCTGGCTCAGGTATTCACAGAGCACCTTATCCCACAGATGACTAGCAAGTCCAACGTGCGATTTAGGTTTGACACAACCGGAGTTTCAGCATTACAGCCAGATTTGGCAGCCAAATCCCTACGATTCAACGCAAGTTTTGTGAATGGAGCTTGTAGCCCCAATGATATCCGGGTTCATATTTTAGGATTAGAAGCAGACCCGGACCCAGCCATGGGCAAGAAGTATATTTCAAACAGTTTCATCCCCGTGGGGGAGAGCGCACCAGTTGTAGCACCAGTTAAAAACATTACAGATCGCATCCGGGATCTCGGTGACAATCTCACTAAGTTAATGCCTGCTGGTGACCAGATCTCAAAAATAATTAAGGCCGGGGAGAGTTTAGCAATCACTCACAAGGATGCCAAGCAGATGATTTGGCGTGCTGCTGCTGACAGGATTATAGCGGAAACTCTGGCCAAAGTAGCACCACCATTTGAGAAGGATCTCGAGAAACTATTTGTCAAGCAAGCTAAACAGGTTGCGGCTAATCTCTCAAGCAACAAGGGGATCCCCTTAATTCAGGCCGCAAAAATTATCGGTTTGAATCCAGGTATTAATAAGGATTATAAGAAACACGATCATATCTGGGCTGAGGATTACGAGTGTTACAAGGCCGGGTTTGTAAGATCTGATTTGAATATCAGTTTCAAGTATACAGTTGACGGTGTTGGATTCAATTATAAGCAGTGGGTGAAAGAATTTGAAGATGCCGGTGAGCCACACATCGCTGAAGCTTTGGCAATGGCTGCTGTTAATTTTTCAGAATCAATCGGTGAGACTTTTGACTTGACAGATCCCGTGTCAACTAAATACGTTCAAGCGAGATCCCACGAATATGCTTCCATGGTGAACACCACTACAAAGGACCGGATCAATCAGTTGGTTGCCGAGGGGTTGGAGAAGGGGCTGTCCGTTGCAGAAATGGCAGCAACACTCGAGGGGTATTTTGAGAACAACAACGCTATGAGAGCAACCCGGATCGCCAGAACAGAAGCGGTGAACGCAAATAATGCGGGCCGGGTTCAAGCAATGTTACAGAGCAAGCGAGTGAAACAACATATGTGGCTGTCGAGTAGAAATGCCCGAGTCAGGCCTCAACATAAAATAGCAGATGGGGAAGTTGTCAAAGTTGGGGAACCATTCCCGAGTAACACTGACGGAATTGACGCAGCGTGGCCATCCTCAATAAATGAACATTGTGGTACAATCCCGGTTGACGTGGATCCCAAAGCATAAAGGATTATGGAATGGAAATGCAAAAAACATTTGTTAACTTTAAAATTGAGAAAGCTCATGACGATGGCAGTGTGACATTTCGATTGACCGAAAAAAAGATTGACCGATATGGGGAAGTGGTTTTGCCAGAGGGTGCTTTGTTAGATAATTTCAAGGCCAACCCAATCATTTTATATTCACACGGGATGAGTTCACACGGATCTATCCCCATTGGTCGTGCGGTCCCGGAAAGTATCAAACAAACATCCAAAGCGATTACAGCAAAGATCATATTTGATGATGATGGATCAGATCCCTTTGCTACAATGATCGCCGGGAAAGTCAAAAAAGGATTTCTGAATACAGGCTCAATAGGTTTCAGACCTGTGGAGCGCAGCGAGGATCCTGTTTTGCCGAGGCAGACTGGTATCACGCACAAGATTTGGGAGTTGCTTGAGTATAGTATCACCCCCATACCAGCATTGCCATCAGCATTAGCCTTGCGTGAATTCTCTGAGGTCCGGGATGAGGTGGAAAATAAATTTGGTTCAGTAGCAGAATTTGATGAATGTATCAATAAATTCTACGAAATGGACAAAGAAGAAAAGGGTGTTGTTGAAGATTTTCTAGGAAAGTTTCAAGAAAGTCTGGATGGGGTGTTAGCCCGGATATCAGCACTGGAAGAAAAATTCAAAGAGGACCCGGTTGAGGATCCTGTAATTGAAGAAACAACTGAGGAAAAAGATAGCACAGAGCAAAATGAATTTGAGGAATTGTTAACAGTCTGGATCGAATTCAAAGACAGCACTGAGCGTGCTCTGAAATCGTTAACACATAATGAAACTGGAGATGAAAATGGATCCTGAAAAATCAGATCAAATCATCAAAGCGGTACATGACGCTCAGGAAGTCTTAACTGACGTCACGAAAACTGTTGCACAGATTAAGTCAGCCCAGGATAAGGTCGTTGAAGATCTTACCAGTCTGACAACCAAGACAACTGAATTCCAGTCCACTACCGAAGGGCAGCTGGCTGAGATTTCAAAAGAGCAGGACGAAATGACCGCATCAGTTTTTGATGTTGTCGTAAACAATCCCAAGGTCAAAGCAATGTGGGGTTATTCGGACCCACTTGACCGTGCTCTGTACAAGGGTCACGTTGATTATTCATATCGCCACGGCTGTATGATCGATGATGGCAAGGGATATGAACTGGACCAAGAGGTCTACAAGCTCAATGATGCTCTGTACCTGATTGGTATGGCCAAAGCATTACAAGAGCGTGCCCAATCCCCAGATCCACGTCCATACTCTCAGATTGTTCAAGAGCTTGATACATATAAGCTCTTCAAGTTTGAGTTGGAGCGCAGACCCGAGTTGCGGAAAGCTCTGAACACTGATACAAATTCAAACTGGGTTCCAACCGGGTTATCAGCTACATTGATTGATGATATCAGGCTTGCTTTGCGGGTTGCCGGTTTATTTCCTAGTTTGACCATGCCTGCTGGTTATGGTACCTGGGAATTGCCTGTCAGAGGCACACGCCAGACTGCTTATTTGGTTGGAGAATCCAAAGCAGATTCATCTTCCAAGTATCCAGCCGGGACCCCACCCACAGTATCCGCAGCCTTTACAGCTGTGAAACACGCACTTCGGATTTTATTCAGCGATGAAATGACCGAAGACAGCGCAGTTGCGATTCTTCCTCTGGTGAGATCTGAGTTGATACAATCTCTGGCAGATGCTCGAGAGACTTCAATCATCAACGGTGATACGGATTCCACTCACTTTGACAGCGATGTTGCAAGTGCCAATGATGTCCGCAAATCCTATTATGGCCTGAGATACTTCAGTGGTCATTCTTCAGGAAACGCTGCCGTGGATATTGCTACACTCAGCATTTCCAATTACCGGGCGATGCGCAGGGCAATGGGCCGGTTCGCAGCCAATCCAAAAGACACGGCATACATCATGTCAATTTCAGCTTTTGTTCAGACATTATCTCTGGATGAAGTTGAGACTGTTGACAAATTCGGATCCGCAGCCACAATCAAAAATGGCGTGTTAGCCATGGTTGATGGTAGCCCAATTGTGATGAGCGAGTTCATGCGTGAGGACATCAATGCATCTGGAGTTTATGATGGCATAACCACCACCAAAACTTCTGTATTGCTTGCCAACACGAAAGCTCACTGGGTTGCTGAAAAGCCGGGTGGCGTAATGCTCGAGTCAGCACGTGATATCGAAACTGGTCAGACAGTTTCTGTTGCTTCCCACCGGGTCGCTTTCCAACGTGTAAACACCCCGGGTGACGATGAAGCATCCGTGGCAGTTGGGTACAACTTAACCTCATAAGGGGTTTTGTTTTTTGAGATATTGGGACCCGGTATGGTACTGGGTCCCAAACATATAACCTGTTTTGTCCTGACATATTTGATTTCAGACATACGTGGAATTGGCGATGACAGGCAGGAAGGAAAATGACAATGGATTTATTTAACGCACTGAAGAAAAACAGACCATCCGTGAGTCTAGAAATTCTGAAGAAAATAGGACTGCCATTCGCAGAAAATTCACTGGATGCTGACGTGTCTTTTGATTCTCTGATGAAACGGATCTTGTTTGCTTCAGGAATCAATACAATTGTTCAAGTGAATGATTGTGAGACAGCTGCAGATTTTACTGAAAGCGATTCAGGTACATTTGATATTGCTGCCAGTGCTGCTACTGGAAAGCGAGTAGGAACAAATTGTATGAAACTTGCGGCCACGGCTGCTTGTGACGGAACTCAATATGTTCAATCAAAATTGATCAATGAATCTGAAATCTGCGGCAAGATCTCAGGAACTCGATTCATGGATTGGTCAGATACATCATACATCGGCTTTTGGAACCACACGGAAAGCAGTGGGGATTTCGGAACAGCTGGTGAGATGAAAATGGCACTCGTTTATGATGGTGGCCAGATTTCTGATCAGGTCTCCATTGGGGCTACAGTTACTACAGTACATCAGTGGGAAGAACACGCACTGTCTGAGTTTACAAATGCTGATCTCACCAAAGTTGAAGGCATTCGCTTTTATAGCTCAAATGTCAACGCTGGCGAGTATGTTCAGTATGATGATATCATCCGCTATGAAATCAGCCTTGATGGATATCCCTACTATGGTTGCTCATTCCCAATCAAAAATGGTACCACCCTTGTACAAGGGAATATTGGAACATGGTCGGTTGACGGAATGATAACCGGATCCGCAGCACTTGCTTGCCTCGGTCCTGCTTTCCTACCTGATGGCGCTTCTGTCGTTGGTACCGGGAAACGTGACAAATGGGCAATGTTCCCAGGTGGAGTTAGCATCGGAATGATTCGAGCTAACACTACAATCACCGCTGGTGATTTGCAACAGTGGGTCTCGGGTACAAACCAGGCATTACTGACTGATGTTACTACTACAGCAACAGCACTCGGGGTCGCTATGGCTCTTGAATCTGCTGGTGCTCAGTATGACGATGTTTTCTGTCTGTTCATGAAGAATGCTAAATCAGCTTAACTGCTGAAGTTTGAAATGTTCCTTGGTTGGGTTCGGGGATCTGAGCGATTGGATCCCCTTCCAACCGAGGTTTTTGAGATGTAGACTAGAATCAACCAAGGAGAGTTTACCATGTCATTGATTGAAGATCTTGATGAACTGGATAAAAGTTTGAAGGAGAGTGGAGACATGCCTGAGGAAAAAATCAAAAAATTTGTGAGACTGAAATTCACAGGTGGAATTTATCGCCAGCGATTTTATCGGGGTGATGGATTGATATTTGATCTTCAGTCACCCGGGGATCTCGAAAAGAAAATTGAAGAGGGGAAAGCAGCTCAGATATTAGCTGACCACTCAGGGTTATTTGAAGTTGTCGGAGATCTTCCCACAACAGTCAAAAAATCAGTTGTTGAATATCAGAACAAAGCAATGGAAGCTGCTCCAGCGAACAAAACTCCATCCGCTGATGATCCACCTGGTGACCATGATTGGGACAAACCGAAATGGGTTTGGAAGTCCAGCTGGATGAGCAGATTTTTGAATGAGAACAAAATTGATCACAACCCTAATTCAACGAAAAAAGTGCTTTGGGAAGCGATAAAAAAATACCAGGAGTCACTGAAAAAATAGGCTGGAATGAATCCCGGCCCGGTTATATTATTCGCAGCCAGAATTGTATGACCTAACTCATCAAAAGGTGAACATATTGAGCATGAGTG